CTTTTTAAATCTTCAGAACTTATACTTTATAAAATTGTAACTACAAAACTTTTGATGTGCAACCAGAACTTGGTGCACATGAAAAGGAAAATTAATTACAATTTCAGCATTAGTTCTAGGTCGTAACCCACCCGCTAGCTACCGCGGGGTTTTATTTATCGTCTATATGACGTGCCTCATCGTGAGACCGAAGGTCTTTAATGTCTCCCGACACCACCATACATCGGTGGAGATGGCTCAAACCAGAGCTAGGTCGTTTAACGTCCGACGACGAAAGGCAATCAAACTATGCGTACGTCTTTGATTGCCAAATAGGTGGTACGTTCACAAAACACAGGAGGGAAAAATCGTCCCCAGCTGAAACATAACGGTCATACGCTATAATAGACGGACCTGTAGCGATGACAGCTGTGCGTACATCCACTCCGTTACCATTCAATATCGTATTGTCAGGATGACGAGTGGGTATATATCTTATGTTTCGATGGTAAGGTATTTCCACGTCCAACGTTTCCTTGTCCGAAGAAATGGACATGCCGCCAACTCCCGATTGACCGTTGAACAAAAGATTTTTAGCGATACGAGATTGTTGTACAGCATTAGTGAGGAAAACAGGCAGCACCGTTGTAACAGTTTGCGCAAAAATGTTTCCAGATGCTGACCTAGAAGCATACGCGTTATCGGCTGCAACAGTGTTACCAGTTGGAACAAATCTATTCCGAAGCGCGCCTCTTCTTCCCAAATAAAGAGGTGCGAACCACGCCAAATAATTCATATGCGAATCGTTGACGGGTGTGACACCGCTCAGATTGATAGCCCCAGGCGCTGCACCTGGAGTGTAGACAAAGCTCGATAAATTAAAACGAACTTGATTTACACCATTCAGTGTGACGACCGCCAATCTCTCGGCTCTACAATATCGCTTGACGAGAGTTCTCACGCTCATAATGGGATCACCATAAAAAATGGCAGCGTTTTCCGCTCTCTTAACACATCTATTGCCAAATGTGGCATGAACTTGCGTTGCAACACTTTTGACGGGAGTATCTTCCATCAGCTCACCAGATTGCGGTGTGTAGGAGAATTGACCCAATGCACGCTCAGTTGGATCGAAAAATTCAATGTCATCGCACGCTGATGGGCACACCATGATAGAAATGTCTGAATTGGCCGTCAAATCGGGAGCAGTCAACTCATTCATGATGTACACTGATAACGTACCGTTGTCCTCGCCACCTCTAGGAAACAAATTAGAGACTGTCACAAAACGAGGAATGCCCACTGAAGGAATAGTGGTACTCAAATAAGGAGATTCACTGTTCCAACCTACTTCAATCACGGCTTCTTTTGAAACTGACAAATCCCACACGTACTGATAGGCCGTGTTGTATTCACCAGTAGAAACGTTGGGCAAACCTCCAGGTTCATACACAATCCGCAATCTTCCACGATGAAAAGAAGACGCGATTGCCTGAAACCTATAGCGCATTGAACCTCGCCAATACTGAAAAGGTATGCCCACGTGACAAGAAGGAGTCATCCAATACGTGGTTGTCGTCACAACACCGGGATCGAACGAATACATGCTTGGAGAAACGGCTATAGTGAAAATACGAGTTTCGGGGATGATGGAAGCTCCCCAATTGAACTGAGTCAAATACGACTCTCTTGTTGCCAAAGAGGTTATCGTCATCTCATCTAGGGGAGAAAAACCTGCAACTCGAGGATCCACTGTTACCTCGGACTTCTGATCAAAAGTCAACGTGTTTATAGGATCATGTTGAGTCGCTGAAGCGAAATTAGGATTCCTCTTTCGATAAGCAAAATTCATGTCAGACACAATCCTAGGCTTGACATACCCAAACATTTGGGCTATCGTACCCGCAGCCGTGGCTCCTATCTGAGTAGCCATTGCATATGGCCCGACGAACGGGGCTTTCGCTAAACGACCCATCAACGAAGCCACTATGAAAGCAGGACGCGAAATCACACCCTGCCCGTATTCATCACCAGACTGGGTCACGTAACCCAAAGGATTAAAACCAGTGGGAACAGATAAAACCATGTTCTCAGCCCAAGCCATCACAGTGACAGTAATTGGCTCGACCACACCAGAGGTATGTTTCAATCCAGTCACTTGTCTTAAAGTTAATAAGTGGGCTCCTAAATAATCTGCGTTAAGCAAATTGTAAGCGTTTCTGGTTCCCATGTACGGCATTCTGAGACATCCCCCTTGGCAAGTAGTAGGGTCCAAATAGACGTGCGGCATCTGGCTCTCACTAATCACCAAGTTATTGGTAGACAATTGAGTAGTTGTCTGAAAATAATCAAGTACGGCTTGAGGTCTGTGAGATGCCAGTAACAGACCATAGTGAAAAGGTGTTCCATTCACCAAAATGCGAACGCACAAGTCACATTTAAAATTAGCATTCGTCGCCAATCTGTTCATGACTCTCTTATTGTTAACCCACAACTGAAGAGGATCAATCTGAACTGGTATAAACGGGGCGTTCACGGTCCAACTGTAAGCAGCAATCTTCAAAGGCCTGGCGAAATAATCCGCTATAAATACATCAGGCGCATCTGCCTGATAATACGTATCATCCTTGGCCGTCAAAAAATGTTGCTCAACGTTCTGTGTATCGTCCACCATAGTCGTCAAGACGTGGGTGGAACTCGGCTCTGTCAACCCAATACTATGAGACTCTCCAGATTGGTAAAAATACGTGCGCGACACAGACGGTTGATCATTCCCAGGTTTGTCCGATTTACCATCCTTACCTGGTTTATCACCTTTTCCTTCTCCACCCGTCCCACCAGAAACCGGGACTATAGGAATAGGAACGGGAGCCACTGGTGCAACCTTCGCACGCAAGCCTACGACATTAAAATCCGTTTCCGGGATAACCATATTCCCGTTAACAAATCTTGGTTGTAATGTGTCTCTAACATAATCGAAATACGCCTTTTCTCTAGCATCAAAAACAGCCTGGTTAAGAATTCCATTAGCATCAAAAAATTCTGGAGGATTAGGCAAACCAGATTGAGGTTCGTACTTCATCGAGTGAAGAACACGAGCACTATGACGAGCAACAACAAAATAAGACTCAAGCATGGAATAAGGTAAAAATTGCATGCAATCCGTTCCACTGAATGAACAGACATTGGCGAAATCTCGGAGCCTCCCTTCATCTACTGTGTAATTATGTACAGTGACAGTTGATTCAAAGGAAACATTAGAAATCTCAAGCGGGTCATCCAACCCTTGTGATATATCACCATTTTGGTTTCGAGGGTTACTAATCCTCAGGGTTTCCACAGAAGTGAATTCCCCATTATTATTATTATTTACAAATGTTTCGAGTAATATTTAAAACGAGGGTATACTCATAGCCAAGTCCTTTTATTTTATACATAAATCGTACAAAGCCTAAAATGTAATATGTATTATATACAAAATGGTATCCATGTGTACAACTAAGCAATTTTGTCAATCATCTCATCATAGCTACATGATAAATTGATTGAATGTAAAGCAAAATCATGAACTGTCGCAACGGTGCTCAAGTCGGTGCGCATACGTTCATAAAATTCTCTACCACGGGGGGCACATTCCCGTAAGGCCCCATCTATGACGGAACCAGCCCATTCAGCATCAGTGACCTCAGAACTTGTCATACGAGTGTGCAAAGATTTGCAAACTGAAGACAAGTCTAAAACACCCACGCGCCTTCCCAATTCGGGGCAAAACGTGTCATGTCTCTTAAGAAAGTCCACGTCTTTCAACTCTAAAAACTTGATATGATCTCCTTCCTTACTGGGGGGTGTGTACTTCATACCTATCTCATTTATATAATCAGATTTTGAGATATTATTATACAAATCGCTACCAACGCGAACACTACCAATATCGTCATCCCCATACGTCATCATACTGACGTGATCCTTAAAAACGTGTTCTCTAGGATAATGCGAATAAAAAGCACATCTCGAAATCAACGAATTTACGATAGAATTAATATATACAGTGAGATTGTGACCCGAGGGATTCCCACCATGAAGCACCACCATGGTGCCATTGTATGCAACAGCGGGATACACAACGTCAGCTATCACAGATTGCATTATACAAATATCCACATCAGAGTATCTAGCTCTCTTGGCCAGCATCAACATAATGTCGAAAGCAGCCATTGTCAAACTTGGTGGCATTCGTTGATCGTAAGCACTATAATCTCCAGCAACCACTCTATCAGTGCCATTTGCTTCAATGTAATTCATCATCTCTCCCCATTCATCGCTAAAAGCATTTATACCCACAGCGCACTCTGATTTTAACGGATACATACTCAAGTGTGAGGCTATGGGGAGAAAAAACTCTCTGAGAATCATCTTGAGAGCAACGGGCGCCGCCTGAAAAACCCGGACTTTCAATTTGCCTATTTTAACAGGCTCGTCTTTCAAAGATGCCCTGAAAACAGGATAAGCCCTTTGCCCTGCTGCGTACAAAACCTTGTACTGATTATATACATCCATGATTTCGTCTTCAAGCTCAAAATGTACAGCATGATCCTCTTTTGGCTCGGTCTCCACAGAATACTTACTCAATTTACCACTGATTGGAAAACCAACTGAAGTATTCTGAGGCATCCTGTTAAGAAATTTGTGTCCATCCACACCATTTACAATGGTGGACATGTCCAGTGGCGCAACATCAGAGAAATCAATATCATCCAAACCCTTTAAATAATCGATCGATGCGGTAACAATCTCGCTAGGATAAGGGCCAACTGCCGGTGTACTAAAACCCTGCATCCCTAAAGACCAATTGTGCCAGCTTGGTACGTGTGGAAAACCCATTGGCGCTGGACCATGGGTACGCTCAAACCCAGTTTCTTTCTCAACAGTCTCAGAAATGTGTGATACAATAACTTGAGTCTTGTTCGTCACGCCACCTTCACACGATCCCAAGATCGAAACCGATGCATCTTCTGGGAGATAATTAGTTGGGCACTTGGGTGCAATCTTTTGATCGCTCATGAAAGATTCCTGCCCTCGGTGTTTCTCGTAATAAATACTAGGAAATTCACCAGAAGATCCAATCTTACACACACCAGGTAGCGAATTGATGACACTCATGGCCTTAATTAAGGCATCACGCAAAACGTATCCCATGCATCCATGAGGTGTATCTGTAACACCTCCTAAATGGAATCCCACAATATGGGGCTTTTTAACATTGGATACAAGAACGCCCATGCACATCCCACGAAAAGTGTTAATCCCTTTGAAGGAGTAGTGTCCTCCGGGATACTGAACAGATTGAGTTTCCACCATATCATAGGCTACTCTAATGTCTTCAGAATAAATAGCTCCATCTTTGTACCTGTACGCAAATGTGCAAACTTCCGAGCCACTCAAATTTTCATTCGGAATGTAATCAATGACATTCTTTTTGTCACATCCACCTGGAGCGTATACCAAACACAAATCTGTGCCTGGAAACGCGTAAGATACTCGCTTCGAAATACGAGATCTATATCGGTGCGAATTACTCGGTGACGTCTTTGGAGTGATAACAACATCCATCTGCTCGACGGTTACAAAGTGAGCAGGAACAAGCATATAGTTGGAATCAACATAAAAACCATCTACAAATTTTGTCCCAAATTGTACGTGCACCAAATTTCCTAAAGCGATCTGAGATAAATCCTTATATGATGTGGTAAGGACTTTTGGCTTGACGTCTTTCAATTTAATCTTCTTTGAGGCAACCCATGGGTTAGCAGTTTTAACGCGTTGTGCATATTCATCAGCATCGGGATCTAGGGCCGATTGCTCTGTGAGCTCAGGCTTTACGTATCTCAGAAAAAGACTCATGGCGCGGACCCCATCAATGAGAAATTTAATCAAAATGAGCTGTCCCAATATTGGAACGGATGCTCGTAAGATATCTCCCATATTTCGCCTCATAGGTCTTTCAATGAAGTTTTCAATGCGTCTACGCCATCTCTCTCTCAAAATACAACCATTCAAAACGAATAGGGCTAGGTTATAATAATAAGCGAATGCAGAATACGTAAGGGCGATACCGTACCAGTAGGTACTATAAGTAGCACCCAAACCAAAAGTCCAATGTAAAATCCAAGGCAAATGTGCCCATGCAACCCATTGAAAACCATGGTAAGATCGCATGAACAAAAAATACACAAATCTGAAAGAAAAAATCTCTCTTAACATAGGATATACATAAGTCGATAGCAGAGGGTGAACATTTGCATCCTCTTCCACAAAAACAGGTTCGTGAAAAGGGAGAGGAACGTACTCGGTTAGCGCATCATCTATTGTAGGAGCCATAACTGGAATTTCGTCACCGGCTTGCTCACAAGGTAAACAAACACACCCCAAGTCAAGATTGAGGCACAAAGGACAAATGTGAACCTCTTTGTGCAACACAGTTTGTTTGGCCACAATAATCTTCTGAACTTCTCTGTGCTTCTTCGCAGCTCGGGCAACATAAATGGCCACTTCTTTTAAACTGCAATCAGTTAGAAACTTTTTCGCATGATCACAATAAACAGGGGCGAATTCAGCTACATCTGATCTTCCTTGCACGGGGTTCTTTTTAGACTCGCATCTTTCGGCAGTCAAAAACCACATGTCGGGACAATTGGCCTCGGAACCAGACAAAGTAGCGCAATAAGCGGTAGCCTTTTCTGGATCAAGCATCAAACTACCACCTGTATTGGATTTGGCAAATTCTGGTTTCACCTTAATCATAACGCGCAAATCTATGCGTCTCAAAATGGAAACAGGTTCATTGGAATATACATCAGCCAGCAAGTCTGGAACATTCGTAGTAATCAAAAGAGACAAAGGCCTGATGGCGAGTTTACCTTTAGATTCCAAATCGGCCATAACAGCTTGCTCGGGGTTGTTATTGTTAAACTTAATGAGTTGAGCAACAGGCGATTCTTGTGTAAAATCGGGCTTTGTGTTGCACATATCATCAAGGACTATCGTCTCAACATTGGCTTTAAAATTCGAAAAGTACTCATCGCCTTCATTCCAAGTGACGATACGATCAGAACTACCCTCTCCACCCATAGCTAGAACGCCAACTAGGTTGAGATATCTTCCAACAGTTGTCTTACCAATCGAAGATGGTCCTGCTACACACATAGTCCACGGTGCGCAACGTAAGGCACCAAAAGTGTAGCGACGATCAAAATCGTTCTTCAATCTAGATATCATGACGATCTTGTCCCAGATCAACTTCTTCTCAACGCCTTTCTGAATCGAAACGTAAACAGTTTTAAGATATCCACTCAAATCATCATAAAGGGTATTGAACTCTTCATAAGTAATTCGAGCTGCTTCCCAATCGCCATCGCAGATCAAAGGGCAAACCCTAAGATACGTTAACATTTTTTCATCATACTCAAAAGCTTCTAGATCATCGAAAAGTATAGGACGTAAGGAACGTTTAGAAAAACAAGTATAACCAACCTCAACGAAATATGTAATGGCTTCTAAAACCATCTGGGACACATCAATAATGTTGGCATTTTCGACTCTCTTACGTAAATTATCCGAAAATAATGGAATTCCAGCTAAACTAAACTCCATATTGACCATTTTGCACATACCAGTGCTAATGATCAAAGCAATGACATCAGTAACACGTCTAAACAACTTGGAAGACCTTAAATTGTTCCAATCTCTCAGAGCTTGTTTAAAAATACTAACAATACCTTCCATAGACTGTGGCTCGTATTCATCGGCAGGGCCCATTACCTTCATAAAATAATCCAACAGGTTTCTAGAAACACTATCGTTGTAGTAGCACTTAAAGTGCAAGAAAACGATGGCCCCAGCATTAGTCAAAGATGTACTAGTCAATAATCCTAAAATCATTCCAGACCATTTCTCAACATTATTGCTATCACAGGAAGTCATCTGGCGCAATACGTGATGATTTATCAAAGAAGCCCCAAAACTAGTCAACTGATCTGGCATGGATCTAAGTAAAACACTATCTAATCTAAACGATCTACCGACCACGTTGATGAATGTTCCTAAAGTCTGAGTGAAATTGTTGTATATTCCAACTAAAGTTAATAAATTGAAAAACACATTGGGGGCTGTGATGATGCCAAACCTACATATTAATTCCACTAAAAACATGAAACCATGAAAGCCTGTACCATCGGATGTCATAAATCCAAAAGTCGGAAGCCATTCCCTATGATTACCTACATGTGGTTCATACTTTCTGAGATGTCTAGTGACAATGTTTTTTGGAGTATCAAAAGAAGCTTTACAACCATTTTTGGAAGAACGCTTCTTTTCATTCAACTTTTTAAGCTCACGATGAAGTTCACTCTTTTGGCCATTTTGCCTAAAAGCTCTTTTTGATTTAGCGTAATTGCCAGATTGCTGAATATAACAGCGGGAAAAGTGAAGGGGAACACTCAAATGAAAAATTCGAAATAAATTGTGGTCTACATGTAAAATGAACATGAAAAACCAAATAAAAAAGGAATAAAACAAAAGGGTCGAATAAGGGCCGTAAAGGCCCACCAACAATGTAATAAAAGTTGGGTAAAAACGATCTATATTGGTGATTTTAACTAGTGGGATCAACACAAAGAAAAAATCATCGAGGTGCCATGATAGCACGTCTTCAATGTATGTAAATACATTGGTCAAAAGAAGGAAAATGCTCTCTGAGATGAGGGCAAAGAAGGGGGTGAGTAGATTCATTTTATAGAGTCAATACTAACCCCCCCTTTACCCCATCACCAGAGAACATTTTCAAGTCGAAAATAACGACAAGAAAATGCTCAACTGGTGTGCCTATCCTTTACTTATTCTGTAGTAAAATACTAAGAACTTTACGGCAATTTGTCATACTTGCTAAAGTATGTTTCTCTATTGCTAGAATTAGATTTAAAAATGCTTCGCACGGTGATGAACCGTCCCGCGAAACATCCGCTAATAATCTATCAAATTACGGAAGACAACGGGCGATGTTATTGTGTATGCCTACACAATCCCATCAGGGGGGGCGGCGCCTTATTCCGCTAATGTACTAATTTGGTGATGGTCCGTACGGCAAAGACCATTCCCTATTGGGATAAATGCTTGATTCTTTTACTTGAATAGCTCACAAGGTTCTTTAATATCGGATAAATAACGGGAAGTTTTCTACGTTACCCCAAAACGTTACACATAAAGCTGTGTAATAGGCTATATTCCCTTGGCTGGTATGCCAAGGATGAGTACTTCTAACTCTATTTTAGTTGTAGTCTGCAAGTGATGAACATTATTTTTTAGTTCAAGACTATAGTCAATTATATTCTGATAACAATTGGTGTCTGAATAATATAAGATGAGAAATCGTATTGTGAACACGAGCAACTCAAACTCTAAACAGCATGCAATAAATGATTACTATAATGATTTATATGCACCAATTCAAAGAAGTATTACAAAGCAACATCGGATGACTGAAGTGTCATCAAATACTACCCAAACCTCAATTATTAT